GTAGGAACTACAACCCTGCTAGTTTCAGATATACGCTTGAGCGTCCGCTACGAGCAAACCGCATAGGAGACCCAAATGCCAACTACAGTAATAACTGGGCGCGATGTAACCTTTACACTCGATGCTGCTGCTTACGACGCCCAGACAACAAGCGCAGTCTTAGCTTGCGACACAATTATCGAGACCTATCAAACTCTTGATGGTCGCGCTTATAAGTCCGTTGATAAGCAATGGACATTCACAATTGAACTATTGCAAGATTGGGGAGCTGCTAGCTCACTATTTGAAGCAATGTGGGCTGATGCTGAATCAGCACCAAATACAGCACTAAATGTTTCATTTACCGCAGTAACTGGAGCAGTATTTGCTTTCACAGTATTGCCAATCTTTCCAACCGCAGGTGGCGCAGCTCCAGGGGCGCTAACTGATACTTGGACAATGACAGTAATTGGAACTCCAACAGAGACCTTCAGCTAACAGATCGGAGCATCGGGAGCTATGAAAATTTCAATCACAATTAAATATAGCTCGGGCGAGTCAGCAACTTATCAGGCTGGCTTGCCAGAGTGGGCTAAGTGGGAACGCAAGACAGGCAAGTCGATTTATTCGATGAAGGATATATCGGCCTACCAGCAAGCGGACTTTTTAGATCTTGCTTACTTTGCGTATAAGCGCGAAGCAGCAGGAAAGCCAGTTAAGTCTCAAGAGATTTGGGAGCTAACAGTCGAAGAGATGACGATTGGAGATGAAAGCCCAAAAGTTACGAGTCCGGAAGCATCAACCGACTAATAGTCGAGATTGCAATAGCAACTGGAATCCCGATGACTTACTGGACTGACATAGATCAAGTCTTAACGGCAATAGATATTTTAAAGGAGCGTAGCGGTGGCAGATGAATTACCAATCAGCTATGACAAACGCGAGCTCCGCTCAATCATTACCGCTTTTAAAGCGATGGATGATGAAGCCGTTAGCCAAGCTAAACGCGAATCTAGCGCGTTGGCTACTTATGCAGCCAACGAAATCAAAGCCTTTGGACTCACGAGAACCTTTGGCCAAGAAGCAGTCCGAAGAATTACCACAGGCGTCAAAGTATCGGCCAGCTCAAAAATCGGAGAGTTCTCATACGGATTTGCTAGTCAGCGCTTTTCTGGTGGCGGTAGCACACAAAAACTCTGGGCAGGTTATGAATTTGGATCTAATCGCTTGCGTCAGTTCCCGAGAAGAACACCCAGCAAAGGTCGCGGTAATGCTGGCTACTTTATCTACCCAACCCTTCGTAAGATTCAGCCTGAATTGATTAAGAAATGGCAAGAAGCATTTTCCAAAATATTGAAAGAGTGGGATAAGTAATGGCTGGCAGTAGAACACTTAAGCTCTCAATTCTTGCTGATGTTGATGACTTAAAGAAAAAGCTAGATACTGGCTCTAAAGAAGTAGAAGGCTTTGGCGGTAAGCTAGAAAAATTTGGCAAGATAGCCGCCGCCGCTTTCGCTGCCGCCGCCGCAGCTGCCGCCGCGTATGCTGGCAAGTTAGCTATTGAAGGTGTTAAGGCTGCGATTGAAGATGAGAAGGCTAACGCGAGACTGGCCGCAACCCTGCGAAATGTCACGAGTGCAACTGAAAACCAAATCGAAAAAGTTTTAGAATATACAAGGGCAACCGAGTTAGCTACTGGCGTTACTGAGGATGAATTAAGACCATCACTTAACAGATTAGCTATTGCTACCGGTAGCGTTGAAAAAGCAATTGAATTACAGACTTTAGCTTTAGATGTATCTGCCGGATCAGGTAAAGGCTTAGAAGCTGTCACCCAAGCATTAGCTAAAGCTTATGAGGGGAATACTGCCTCACTCGGTCGTCTAGGCGTAGGCTTAAACAGCACAGAGCTAAGAGCGATGAGTTTTGAGGATATAACCAAATCTCTTGCTCGGACTTTCGAGGGACAAGCTGACGCCGCTGCGAATAGCTTTGAAGGTCGTATTGCTAGATTGCGTCTGAGTTTTGAGGATGTCAGAGATACCGTCGGCGAGGGATTATTGCCGGTAGTGGATCGTCTGCTTACCTTTATAGTTAATGTGGCAATTCCTAAATTCGCTAAATTAAAAGACGACATTATCACTCCACTAACTGCGGCGTTTAATCGCAATAGAGAATCACTAACAACTCTTGGCACCATTATCAAAGATTTTGTTATTCCGGTCATTTTCAATAATTTTGCCGATGCGCTTAAATTCATTGGCAAAGTGGCTGGTGGGATTCTTGATGTAATTGGCGCAGTAGTTAATGGTATTAAGAGCGCAGTCAATTTTGCTATTGATGCAATAAATGTCTTAATTCGCGCCTACAATGCCGTTCCACTTTTGCCTAATGTGCCTACAATTTCCAAGCCTTCATTCTCAGCTCCTAGCACTCCAAGCAGCTCAACACTTCCAAAGATTGCTACTGCTCCAAGCCCAAGCGTCCCAGCAGCTCCTAAGCCATCAACTACTCCAAGCGCTCCAGCCGCCTCAACTCCTACCGCTCCATTAACGCTAGTCCCAAGCGGTAATGCCATCCCTTCTGGCTTTGATGTAGCAGCAGCAAGGAGAGGCGAAGAGCGAGGAAATGTTATTGTCAATGTAAATGCTCCATCCGCTATTGATGAAGAAGGATTTACCAGAGCAGTTATCTTGGCGCTAAACAATACAGAACGCAGAACTGGCGGCGGTGGCTCAAGCCTAGTTACACAGAGTCCCATATGACCGCTTGGAATCCCGTTTATCGCGTTAAGGTCAATGGATCTACAGTAACTAGCGCAACGCTTAGTGGCTTGACTATTACCTCTGGTCGCACAGATATTTATTCTCAGCCAATTGCTGGTTATTGCAATTTAACACTTATTGAAACTGCTGAGGCAGCAATACCCTTCGAAGTAAATGATGCAGTAACAATTGAGGTGCAAGATTCAACGGTTACTTATGTAAATCTATTTGGCGGCTTTATAACTGATTTAGGCATAACAGTTCAATATTCTGGTTCTACGGCAACAAGTCAGCAAATAAAAATAGTGGCCGTTGGAGCTTTGGCAAGGCTCAACCGCGCCGTTTATACAGGCAACTTTGCTCATCAATTTGATGGAGATCGCATCGAGGAGCTTCTTAGCACAGTTTTATTTGACCAATGGAATGAAGTTCCAGCTGCAGAGACTTGGGCAACCTATGACGCTACTACCCAATGGCAAGATGCAGAAAATAGCGGATTAGGTGAGATAGATACTCCCGGGGATTATGAACTTCATTCAGAAAATAATTTAAACGATACAGTTTATAATCTTGCTTCTCGCTTTGCGACTAGCGGACTTGGATATTTGTATGAGGATAATCAAGGCCGTATCGGTTATGCGGATTCAACCCATAGATCTGAATACCTAGCCACAAATGGCTATGTTGATTTGGATGGCAATCATTCAATTGGGCCCGGACTTTCAATTCTTAAAAGAGCTGGAGATGTTAGAAATTCTATAACTATTGGATATGGGACTTCAGGCTTAGAAGTAACAGATGAAGATTTAGCTTCAATATCTGAATACGGCCTGCTCGCTTCTACCATATCGACCACACTTCGCAATCAAAGCGATGCTGAAGATCAAGCAGCCTTCTATCTACTTATCCGCGCCTATCCTCAATTTGCCTTGAGGCAGATAACCTTTCCGATAGCCAGCGGTGAAATCGACAACTCAGACCGAGATGACCTTCTTGGCGTATTTATGGGCCAACCGCTCAATATCATTAATCTGCCAGCCAATATGGTAAATGGGGAATTCCAAGGATTTGTCGAAGGATGGACTTGGACTGCTAGCCTAAATCAACTTAATTTAACTTTAAATGTTTCGCCAATAGCGTTTAGCTTGCAAGCGTTTAGATGGAACTCAGTCCCAGCGATTGAGACTTGGAATACAATAAACCCAGCTTTATACTGGGAGGACGCTACAATCGTAGCCTAGGAGACCAATGGCAACTACAACTAATTATGGCTGGGCAACCCCAGACGATACGGATCTAGTCAAGGATGGCGCAGCTGCTATTAGAACCCTTGGCTCATCTGCCGATACAACACTTAAGAATCTAAATCCAGAAACAACTACGGGCGATATTGCTTATAGATCGGCAACTGCCAATGTCAATACTAGATTAGCTCTTGGAACTGCTGGACAAGTATTGCGAGTAAATTCTGGTGCTACTGCTCCAGAATGGGCAACTACGGCAGATCAGACACCGCTTACAACTAAAGGCGATTTATTTGGATTTGATACCGCTGACGCTCGAATTCCAGTCGGCACTAATGGACATATTTTAACGGCCGACTCGACTCAAAGTCTTGGATTAAAATGGGCTGCGCCTGCTGCTGGTGGCAAGGTGTTGCAGGTTGTTGAAGGAACAAATTCGGTAGAAAGCAGCAGCACTAGTTCAGCTTATGCTGATACTGGGTTAAGTGTAAGTATTACGCCAAGTGCTGCAACAAGTAAAGTTTTACTTATTGTTACTCAAACTCTTGGATATGTTAATAGCGCAAATGAAGAATGTAATGCTAAATGGCAACTGCTCCGCGATGCAACAAGTATTCTTGCTGCCGATTACGCGGTGGTTGGAACTTTTACAGGCATTAGCAATACGGGTCGCTTATCAACTTACAATGCTTTAACGAAGTTAGATTCACCAGCAAGCACTTCAGCAATTACTTATAAAACACAATTTGCAAGGCGAACAGGTGCGAACTCAACAGTATTTACAGAATTTGGAGACGCGCCAGCGACAATTATTGCAATGGAAATAGGTGCATAATGACATTAAATCAAAAAATATCTCGCGCTTTATTAGTTTTAGCGCCAGGTGCTGAATGGACTTTAACGGGCAATGATTACTCACAGATTAATTGGTTATCCTCAGATATTATAAAACCTTCTTGGCAAAAAGTGGAAGCAGAAATAAACAATCCAACTCAAATTGAAGTATCTATTGTAGAAAAACTAGCATCAGTTGGTCTTTCAATAGATGACCTTAAAGCAGCCCTAGGCCTTTAGGCACAATCTTTATAGATAATGGCGAAACTATGCGCAGCAGGTATTCAGCTTCGGGAGCAAATCGATGACGATTATCCTGATCGCGATAGGAAGTCTGATGGCTGGATTGCTGACGCTAGGCATCTTGCTAAAGGCACTTCTGACCATATACCAGACGCTCGAGGAATTGTCAGAGCTTTAGATATTGATGCTGACTTATCAGCTCACAAAGAAGAGGCTTACGCAGTAGTTGAGAAAATTCGTAAGTTAGCCAAGAAAGGCGATAAGCGAATCAAATACATAATTTACGATGGAAAAATTATGAGTCCGATACTGGGTTGGAAGAGGCGTAAATATAATGGCGCTAATCCTCACCGGTCGCATTTTCATATTTCATTTACAACTTTGGGAGACAAAGATGGCAGTTATTTTAACCTCGAAGGAGAAGCTAATGAGAGACCTAAAAAAAGCCGCCGAAAGCTGGGGCAAAGCATTTCTAGCAGCAGCACTAGCGACTTACCTAGCGGTGGGATTCGACCCTGCTGCCATTGCAAATGCAGCTCTAGTATCAGTCTTGCCTAGCATCATTAACTGGCTAAACCCTAACTACGAGCGTTACGGCAAAGTTCGGT